CCATACTACCGCAATTCATAACATTAAACAAGCAAATAACCTAATTGACACGGAAGATTGGTTTAAAGACAAAATGAAAAGAATTTGTCAAAAAATTGAAATTATCGAAAATTAGTGTATATTTGCAGTATAGAAGACACATAGACGAACTGCGAACCGCCTATGTGTTTAGTGGTTAAATAATAATAACCCTGGTAGTTCGCAGCTATCGGGGTTTATTTTTTTATGGCAAAAGATACTTTTTACTTCTCACACGACTACAATAGCCGTAATGACGAGAAGATTAAATTCCTTATTAGGAAACACGGAATGCTCGGTTACGGGGTGTTTTGGGCAATCATTGAAGACCTTTACAATAATGCAAACGCATTGCGAACGGATTGCGATGGCATAGCTTATGACCTGCGAGTGCATAGCGAAGTTGTGCATAGCGTATTACACGACTTTGGTTTATTTGTATTTGAAGGCGAAAACTTTGGTAGTATGTCGGTACAAAAACGCATAGACGAAAGGGATAGCAAGAGCAAGAAGGCAAGTCAAAACGCCCGTAAACGTTGGGTTTCTAATGTAAATGATGCGACCGCAATGCCACCGCATAGCGACCGCAATGCTATAAAGGAAAGGAAAGGAAAAGAAATAAAGGAAATAAAAGAAATAATAGAGCTTCCTTTTGTTTCTAAGGAATTTGAAAAAATGTGGTTTGATTGGAAGGATTACAAGAAAAAACAATTTAAGTTTACATATAGAACAACACAAAGCGAACTTGCTACCTTACAAGAATTAACAAAATTATCAAACGGACAAGAAGACATTGCTATAAAAATAATTAATCAGTCAATGGCAAATGGTTGGAAAGGTCTATTTAACCTAAAAGAAGATGCAAAAGGAACTTCAAATAATCAACGCAAACTTAATAAGTACGAACTCGAAGAGCTTAGAAACTACAACTACATCTACTCTACTTCCTATGGAGAAGGAGATTTTGACCGCATTTGTAGGGGAAAGAATGAGGAATCTAAACTCTACCATATTTAAACAAAACCTTGTTTACCTTATGCAGCTTGTAGGTATTAACAATCCTGGCGAAGTTAAGTTAGCAATCTTAGAAGATTGGATAAGAACCGAGTATGGTGGCTTTACAATAAACGAAGTTAAAGTAGCGTTTAAGCAAATGGTAGCCAATGACTTTATCGACCACTACCAGAACTTTAGTCCTGCATACTTTAGTCAGGTTATGGATAGGTATAAGAAAAAAGCAAACGAAGTAAGAAAAATGATGCCACAAGAACGAGTAGAAGCAATCCCACACCTTACCGATTTAGAGATAATTGATTACTCATACCAAGAATATAAGCTTTTAGAAAACCGAACTTTTGATAGGTTGTTTAACCCATTATCCGTATTTACAAAGCTTAATAGTTCAGGCATCAAGGTGTGGACAAAAGAAGATGGCGCAGTTGCTAAAAAGAAACTAATGGAGATTATTACCTACAAGGCTAATAAAATGGACATCATAAGCGCAAAGCAGTACCGAGACGAATGGACTGAGCAATGGCTTAAGAACCAAGCAAGAGCCGTAGCCGTAGCTTTATTTTTTGAGGAGCAAATAAAAATTGGTAAAGTTTCATTTTCTTAATATAGTTTTGTAATATGACCGCAAACGAATTAACCAAAGAAGCTATAAAGACCTTAAACAAAAACGGGTGCTTTGTATGGCGCAACAATAACCTTGCGGTTAGAGGTCGCACATTTATAGGCTTGAAAGGTGTTCCAGATGTTGTAGGCTTCCACACACAAACAGGAGTAGCGGTTTACTGCGAGACAAAAGCTATAGGCGATAAACTTAGTAGCTACCAAATAGCATTTTTAAACTTAGCAAAAGCAGCAAATTGTTTTTGTTACATAGCAACCGAAGAGAACGGCAAATTAATCTTAAAAGAATATGAACAAGAATAGCATCATATTAGAACTTTGGGAAAGCCGAGAACTTAAGGAAGCAATAGACAAAATGCAGCCTGAAGATTTACGAGACGATTTAAGAAGTGAACTATTTAAGGTGCTATGCGAAATGGATGAGGAACGTTTAATAGATATGCGCACACGCAACGTATTGAAGTTCTACTTGGTTAGAACTATGATTAATATGATGCAAAGTAACACAAGCCAATTTTACCGCACATACCGAAAACCTTTAGAGGTTGAATTAATAGTACACGATAGAGACGAAGATTTACTAAACAAAGTAGAAGATGAGTTATCTAAGATGCATTGGTACAAAGCAGAACTTTTACGAGTGTATGCTATCAAGCATAACTGCAACGCTAAAGAATTAAGTAGGGTTACAGGTATTCCTTATATGTCAATACATAGGGAATTAAAACTAACTAAACGAGAACTTAAAAAACAACTACGGAAATGAAACAATATGTAGATAGAGAAGTTCTTTTACAAGTTAAAAGGGTTTATAGCCAAGATGAAATTATTGCCGACCTGCACAGACAATTAAAAGAGTATGGGGTTAAGGTTGGAATTTTAGAAAGCCAAATAGCTGAACTTGAAGATGAAAATAAAGTACTTCGCAAAAATGGCGAACTTAATAGGCAAGATGAATATGTTAAAAACTTAAAACAAGTAATTGACCAAACATTAAAATCAAAACATAAGTATAAAAAATTAAGTGAAGAATTAATGTATAAAAATAGCGAGTTATATTTTAAACTTAATAACCAAAATATACAAGTATGATAATTATAGCAGCAATATGCTTTGCAATTTTCTTTGTAGAGATACACCAATTTCATAGAAAATGGTATTTAGATTTTAAGCCTTTTAGTTGCACGAGTTGTTTAGCAGCTTGGACAGGTTTAGTTTTATATTTACTACCTGCAATATGTACAGACATAATTGCGTTTGTATTTATACCAGGAGTGTTAGCACCTTTACTTTCAAAACTAATGTGGAACTTATGGAAATAGAACATCGCAATTATTTAGACCTGCATAGACCAAATTACGAAATGGTTCAGAATGGCTATGTGCGCAATATAGATTTGGACATCTTAAAAATGTACGAGCATATTTACCGCAAGTATATGAACCCAGATTTTATATTGACAGTATGGTGCAGCCATTGTATATTTGATATGATAAAACGTTTGTACGAATGGTACGACATACAACCTAAACCAAAAAATAAAAAAAAGAATGGCTAATTTTATTCACCCTACCGCTATCATTGGCGATAACGTAATTATCGGAGACGGAAACTACATTGGTGCTTATTGTATTATAGGCGATAAAGCCGAGCATAAAAAGTTCTGGAATAAAGAAAAAGGTAAAGTATACATAGGCGATAACAATGTTATTACAGGACTTGTAACAATAGATGCAGGAACTGAGATTGATACGTTCATTGGTAATAATTGTTTCATAATGAAACACGCACACATCGGACACGATTGCACTATTTTAGACAATGTTACAATAAGCTGCGGAGCAAAAATTGGCGGTCACTCTATTGTAGATAAGGGCGCTAATATAGGACTTAATGCAGTTCTACACCAGTTTGCAAACGTAGGCGAGAATTGTATGGTTGGAGCAAGTGCCTTTGTAAAAGGAGATGCAAAGCCAAATACTAAATATGCAGGAGTTCCTGCAAGGGAAATAGGCTCAAACATAAGATAATGAAAGTAGCAATCTTATTACTTGCACAAAACAGGCACGACTTAACTCAGCGTGTAATTAATCAAAACTTTTATAATAAAGGTTATGATGCGGACTGCTTCTTAATAGACAATGGCAGCGACACGCACGAAACGTTTAACTACCCGTTTACTGGTTATGACTTATCAAAAGAAAAACGAGGCATAGCAGCAGGAGTAAACGCAGGACTTAGGATAACTCAGGACTACGATGCAGTTTGTTTATTAGCCAATGACATTTTACTACCTGACAATTGGTTAGCAAATTTTGTATTGTTTGCGCAACGAATAGAAAAGACAGGCATAATAGGAATACATTGCGTAGAAGCATTACCTCCTTTAGTAGACGGAGTACATAAAGTACATACACCTTTTGGAGATAACTTTATTACTCGTGAACTTATAGACACAATTGGAGGTTATAATGAAGCATACGACCCTTATGGAATGCAAGATGCAGATTATGGAGAACGTGCAACTATTACAGGCTTTACTAATTACTACCTTCCAGATATGCGCTCAGAACATATAGGACACGATGTCGGTAATGGCACGGAGTATAGGAGAATGAAAGACGAAAGTTTGGCAAGGGCGCAAAGCATATGGGATAAATACCAAGACATATATCACAACCAAAAAAATATAAGATGCGAATACTTTGTATAACTTCTGCCAACTCGGGTGTCGGATACCACCGAATTATGATGCCTATTGTTAATATGGAAAAAGAATACGCACTTATTACAGACGTACTTAATGACGAAGTATTAGAACAAGGGTGGGATATTGTGCTAATGAATAGAATGTTAAACGAGATAGACGCAAAGCAAATGGACACTTGGCGCACCAAGTATGGCTTTAAGTTAGTAGTCGACAACGATGATTACTGGGAACTAAGCGAAACGCATCTATTGTATTACCGATACAAGTACAATAACATAGGCAAACAGATTACTGATTACTTAGAGATTGCAGACCTTTGTACCTGTACTCACGATAGGTTAGCAGAAGAAATAACTAAATACAATAAGAACGTTCACATATTACCAAACGCATTACCTTACGGCAAAGAGCAGTTCCAAGATAACAAGACCGAAGATTACAAGATTAGATTATTCTGGTCAGGTAGCGGAACGCACGAAAGGGACTTGGAAATACTAAGGCAGCCGTTTAAAAGGCTACAAGGTATGAACATTAAAACTGTTATAGCAGGGTATAACGATGCAGAGAAACCTATTTGGGATAAAATGATTGATAGCTTTACTTGTGGTTTAAAGCTTAACCCAACGATTTATAACTATGCAAAGGTTACGGAGTATATGGGAGCTTATACAGATAGCGATATTTCTATTATCCCGCTTGTAGATAATAAGTTTAACTCTATGAAGTCCAACTTAAAGGTATTAGAAACGGCTTCAAAAAAGAACCCTGCTATTGTTAGTTATGTCAATCCTTACTTAGATATGCCAGTTCACTATGTAAAAAGCCAAAAGGATTGGTACAAACATATCAAAGATTTGGTAAGCGATGCTGATATGAGAAAGGAAAGCGGAGAAAAGCTTTTTGAGTTCTGCCAAAAGAATTATAACTTTGATGGTATAAATTTAGATAGAAAGTATATTTATAATAAACTAATTTCTCATAGTTAAATTTTTTAATTATTAATCAACGGAAAATTTAATGGGGAAGCTATGAGGAAACACACACAAATTTATTTGCAGGGGATGGGTTATAAAACAACCGACTTCATTCCTTGCGAAGTGTGTGGCTCACAAGCGGTAGACGTACATCATATTGAAGCAAGAGGAATGGGTGGCAGCAAAGAGGCAGACGTAATAGAAAACCTAATGGGACTTTGTAGAAAGTGCCACATAGAATATGGAGACAAGAAACAATATAAAGAGTTTTTAAAAGACATACACGCAAAGAATTATGGCAAAGGTTAACGAAAATAAAAACAAAATTAGCTTTGGCAAACGCAAAAGAGGCTCTGCAAAGAAGTCTTTTAACAAGCACAATCCAAGACCTAAAGCATATAAAGGGCAAGGCAGATGAGAAAACTAAACGCTATATGGCTACTCCTTACGCACAAAGCTTACTTCCTTGCGGTATGTAAGACGGGTAAAAACGGAGACGATATGACCACGATAGGACACTATACCTATGCAATGGCAGAAACTTTAATCAATAAACATATAGCAGACGTAGACACTTACCTTGACCAAGAAGATGCTTTAGATGAAGCAAACGACATAATTAATGGAATACTATGATATTACTATCAAGCCAAATAGAAAGCATTGCATCACGCAAAGACAAGACAATCAAGCTAACATTAGCAACCCAAGAGCTAAGTCCTAAAGATGCAGCTTCTTTGTTTCAGCTTAATCAACAGTTCTGCTACTTAGCAATCAAAGAAGAACCTTTCAGCAAAGAAGAACAAGACGTAGTAGAAAACTTAAAAGCAGACGTAGACACATTTAAGACACCGAGTCAAAGATTACGAGGCATCTTATACAGAACATACGAACAAGACAACGAAGGATACAAAGATTTTAACACATATTACTTGTCCGTAATGGACAGAATATGTCAGCATTATAAAACAAAAATAGATGGGTAGGCATAAAGCAATAGAAACGCCTGAATTGATGCTTCAATACTTTACTGAGTATTGCGAGTATTGTAAAAGCAATCCTATTAAAGTACACGACTTTGTAGGCAAAGACGGAGACGAAGTTTATAGATTAAGAGAAAGACCTTTGACGATAGAAGGCTTTGAGAACTATTGTTATAATCAAGGAGTTGTAAGTAATATAGATAGATATTTTGCTAACACAGATGGTGCTTACGAGGAATTTCGTAGCATCTGTTCGCGTATTAGAAAAACAATTAGACAAGACCAAATCGAAGGTGGTATGGCAGGGGTTTACAATCCAAGCATAACTCAACGTTTAAATAGCTTGGTAGAGAAGTCCGAGAACAAACACGAAGTAAGTGAGATTAAAATAACTTACGATAGATAATGCAGACAGTAGGCTTGAAGTTACATAACCCACACCCAGCGCAGAAGCAAGTACTTGACTGCGACAAAAGGTTTATTGTAATGATGGCAGGTCGTAGATTTGGTAAGTCATTGATTAGCCAAACGATAAGCATAGAAACTGCGGTTAATAAAAAGCGAGTAGCTTACATAACACCTACTTACCAATTAGGCAAGATATTTTTTAAAGAGATAGTAGACCTATTGCCATTGGAGATATACTCTAAGAACGAAAGCGACCTGGTTATTACATTCATAACGGGTGGGAGTATACGTTTCTTTACGGGCGAAAGGTTAGACAATCTGCGTGGTTTAAAGTTTCACTTAGCAGTAATAGACGAAGCTTCTTTTATACCTAACCTTGAAGACGGCTGGCTAAACTCGATAAGACCTACTTTAACTGACTACAAGGGTAAAGCTATATTCTTAAGCACCCCTAAAGGTAAAAACTACTTCTTTAGTTTGTTTAGCAAAGCAGAACCTGATTGGCAAAGCTTTAAGTTCACTACATACGATAACCCTTACATTGACCCCAACGAAATAGACGATGCCCGAAAGCAATTACCTGAGGTTGTATTTGAGCAGGAGTATATGGCAAACCCGGCTGAGAACGCAGCAAACCCTTTTGGAAGCCAACATATACGCAAGTGCTTACACCCAGTAACAACAATGCCTGTTGTAGCTTATGGGATTGACCTTGCTAAGTCAGTCGATTGGACAGTTATCGTAGGCTTAGACGAAGATGGAAACGTGGCTTATTTTGACCGCTTTCAAATGGATTGGCATAATACCAAGCAAACTATCCTTAGGCTGCCTAAATGCCCTATCCTTGTCGATAGTACGGGGGTTGGAGACCCTATTCTCGAGGACTTACAAAGAGAAGGAGTAATGATACAAGGCTTAAAGTTTACAAGTTCAAGTAAGCAGCAACTAATGGAAGGGCTACAGGCTGCCATACATCAAGGGAAAATAGGCTATCCTGAGGGGATAATCAGCCAGGAGTTAGAAGTATTTGAGTATCAATACACGGCAACCGGGGTAAAGTACTCAGCACCTTCAGGCTTTCACGATGATGCCGTGATGGCTTTGGCTTTGGCTTGGCAAAACTTCAGCCTTAAGCGTGGCACTGGTAGATACGCCTTCCTATAATTTACCGCTTATCCTTGATATTTGCCGTTCATCACAATTTTTAAAAAAAGTTTGCCCATTTGATTGTTGAATGTGTAAAGGTTGTATATTTGATATATCAATTAACCACAAATACAAACACAATGAAAAAAGAAACCGCACAATTATTAGCCGTATTTTTAGTAGCTTGTTACCTTATTGGACAATTACAAGACATCTACTCAAAATGATTTACGCTATTTGCCTTCTGCTAATTGCAACAGGCTTTGCAATGGCAGCTTTAACCGACTATATAATCAAACACTATGACAAAAAGCACAAAAGAATACATAGACAAATATTACGCAAGTGAGCCTATTAGCATTATGATGTCTAACATTGATGCGACTTACTTAGAGATACTTACCTACTGCAACGAGCAGGGATATGAACCTGCAAAGCGTAGATTAAGAAGACCAGAACATAAGTCACAAATTGGCTTTTTTGACATTGAGAATTACAAACCCGAAACGATATGAAAACCGCAATGCAAGAATTAATCTTTCACATAGCATATATGGAAAGAAGAAAGTATCAAGATGAGCAAACACAGATACTTGGAGGTATGAATGATTGTATTATGTATGATGCCATCGTTATTCAAAATAGAGTCATTGAAGAATTAACTAAAGAGTATTCTGAATATCTTGAAAAAGAAAAAGAGCAGATAGAAATTGCCTTTGATTTAGGTAGAGATGAAGTTACATCTGTATTTATAATAGACGGAGAAGATTATTACAATAAAAAATTTAACCAAAGTAAATAAACCTGTGAGATACCATAGATTAAAAACATTAGCTCCATATTGGGAAAGAGTACAATCGGGAGAAAAGACATTTGAGATAAGGGAAAATGATAGAGATTTTCAAGTTGGAGATATAGTTGAATTAGAATATTATGACCCAAAAGAACCAGTAGTACAATTAGCATACAACTATAAACCTCCAATGATAATTACAACTGAAATTAAATATATTTTTAATGGAGGTAAATTCGGATTAGATGCTGATTATTGTGTAATGGCAATTGAAATTATTAACCAAAACTAAACAAATGGAACTACAACAAATCTTCGAAACAACAAAAGAACAACGAGTAGAGTTTACCCACCAATTAATTGAACGATTAAACGCAGGGGAGCTTGACCCGTTAAAAACACATCTCCAGGTTAAAGCCTTAGAGGATATGCTTGAAACACTAAAGGCAAATAAGGACTACAAAGATGCCGTATTACAAGCAGCCGTTCTTAATGGCAAGGACTTTGAATATATGAGTGCCAAGTTTAACATTAGAGAAGTAGGGGTTAAATACGATTATACCAAATGCGAAAGTCCTGCATACGAGGAAATATTAAACGAATACAATAGCGCAGCTAAAGCCAAAAAGGATATGGAAGATTTCCTTAAAAAAGTGCCACATCAAGGTCTTGATATTATCAACGGAGTTACTGGCGAGGTTACGAAAGTTTACCCACCTGCTAAGAGTAGCACAACAAGTGTAGCCGTATCATTAAAGTAATAAAAATATTGTACTTCTTTGCAATTTGCTTACCTTTGGCAGCGTTATGCTACATCGGTGGGCATCTTGCTTATGAGATAACTTTAAAACTAAAGAAATGATTTTATTACCAGTCGCAATAGTGATAGTAGTATTTGCTATTTTAGAAATTCGTGATATGTATAACCAAACAAAATGATAGTAGCAATAATATGTTCTTTAATCTCAGCAACCCTTATATCAATAGTATGGGTGCGATTAATAGACCAAAGCAATAAGATACTTGAACAAGACAAAAAAGAAAACAAATGACTTGGAACGAATTAACCATTTGGCAGTACCAACAAATCTACCCAATAGTTACTAAGCCTGAAAAGGATTGGACTAACTTAGACGTGGAAAGTAAGTTAGTAGGTATTGTTTACAACCTAACTGACACGCAGGTAGATAGCCTAACTATTCAGCAATTCAATAATCTAAAGGCAACCCTTAGCTTTTTAAATGACAAGATAGAAGGTAAGCCTGTTAAGTACACCAAAGCAAACGGCAAACGCTACCGCTTTGTTTATGACGTGCAACAAATCAAAGCTGCCAGATATATCGAGAGCAAGGTATTTAGCACCGACTTAATTACAAACCTTCACAAGTTAGCAGCCTCTATGGTAGTGCCTCAAAAGAAAACTTGGTACGGCAAATGGGTAGATGACACCTACGACGCAGCCAAGCATAGTGAATATGCAGCCGACCTACAAGCCTCGAACTTTGTACACATTTATCATTCGGTTGTTTTTTTTTATCAAGTATACAGAAACTGGATAGAAGTTTCTCGGGGTTATTTGATACAGGAAATGATGTCGAAGGGGATGACACCCGAAGCAGCACAAGGGGCGGTTCAAATTTTATGCAGCACTTTGGATGGCAATATTGCGCCAAATCTGTTGCCGACCACGAAAATATTACAGTTGACCAAAGCTATGAACTTGCAACAATCCAGTTCTTAAATACGCTATCCTATCTAAAAGCTAAAGCCGATTACGATAAGGAGCAACATAGGAAACTTAAATAATAGACAAGCCCTGCCAATTTTGGTGGGGTTAGTTATTTTTAGCCGATAGGTATATTTATTTGCGTGAGTATAGCAAAAGCACAAATAAGGGAACTTCAGTCAAGCTTTATACAAAGCTTAGGCGATACAGGGTTTGGCAAGGTCAACCCTAATGACCTACCTATATTGGAAAGGGTACTTGCAATCTATGGAGAAGCATTTAATAAAAGGGTTGCCCAAATATTAGATGACGAAAAGATTACAAGTTCTGGTAAGTTAGCTAACCCTGCACAACCTATAATAACTAAATTTGGCACAGGCTATATTTTAAGTGTTGGTTATGAGCAAGGCAGCGAACAAGACAAGTACTTTAGATTTATCAATAAAGGGGTATTAGGTACAACAAATGAAAAGGCTGACCCAGATACACCTTATAAATTTGATAAGGCAAATAAAGCAGTTAATATAAGTGCCGTTCAAGAATGGCTAAGTTATAATAAGCTTAAGACAGTGGCAGTCAAGAAGTATAGTAAGCTTGGTGTGGAAAGCAAAGCTATTGAAAGCAAAAAGTCGTTAGCCTTTGTTATAGCAAGAAGCATACACAAAAAAGGTATTAGGTCTACTCACTACTTTGATAGAGCAATAGCGCAAATATTTAATAAAGATTTTATAGCAGATGTTGCACTGGCAATAGGCGGAGATGTGCAAATACAAATAAAGCAAACAGTAAACGAAATTAAGAATGGCAATAACAATAACAAGTAGCCCTGCACCCTATTCGTCGATGCACGATAATCTATGGTTTGTATCAAGTTCTACAAATAGTGGAACTACAAACTTCAAATTCGTGTATGATGTTTATATAAACGGAAGCCAAGTAATTAGGTCAAAGGTATTCCCTGCTCCAAGTGCAGAAGGAAGCTATGGGGTATTTAACGCATCTCCAATGGTTCGCAGCTTTGTAACTAACTACTTTGAGCCTTCAGGTAATTCAATACTTGTAGCTTCAAACGATAAGATTAAAGTCGATTACGATATTAGAATAGGAGAAGAAGTGAGCGGTGTAACCACAACCAACTTAGCATCTGGCAGCTACTCAGCTTATAACTTTGTACCGCCATTGTTTGCAGACGTGTTCTTGACAAAGAATAACACACCATTAGTGCTATCGGACTACTACGACAATTTGCTTTTAGAAAACTTTACAGACGATTTCTTAACCGAGCGTGATACCGATAACATAACAATCGAGTATGGCGATAACTTTTACATTACCTTTTTACGCATAGCAACGGGCGGTTATTCTGCTTGGGTTGAAGTATTAGGCGATGGCGATGTGGTTACTAATACAGTTAGCGGTAACATTACTTTAGGCGGACAATTCAATATGTTTAACCTACAAGCAGGGCATATAAACGACTGGGCTTCTGGCACGATTATAGACGAAGACACTTACGGCTATAACTTCTATTTAAAAAGAGGCGCAGCACAAACAAGGGTAATTAAGATAAGACATAAGTGCTATCCTAAATACCAGCAATTTAACCTCGAGTTCTTAAATAGGCTTGGCGGTTGGGACACTAAAAAGTTCGCTTTAGTTAATAGAAGGTCAAGCGAATATCAAAGGGCATCTTATAGGCGAAGCGATTGGCAGCTTGTAGGTGGGCAAATGACAAACATAGATGGATATAACAGATATAACGAAACGACTTTTAACTATGCTATTCAGCATAAGGATAAATATAAGCTTACTTCTGATTGGGTTAGCGAACAAGATTATAGTTGGTTGGCTCAGCTTGTATCTTCGCCTATTGTCTATATGGAAGTACTTGGTGCTTATTTTCCTGTTACGATAACAGTAACAAACTACGAGTATAAGTTAGAAAGTGCAGATAAACTATTTAACTTTGAAATTGAAGTAGAAGTAGGTAAGTATTTAACAAGCCAATTTAGATAATGATTAGCACTGAAATATACATCGAGGAACAGAAGATAGATTTATTGCAAGATATATCTACCGAGTTTACTTACGCTATTGATGACGTGAGCGAGTTCGGTAGTCGCAATACTTCATTTAGTAAAACAATAAGCATACCGGGTACGGCTAACAATAACCTAATCTTTGGTTACATCTTCGAACTTAACAACGCAAACGTTACAGTTAATTCACTGCCAAACGTAGGGTATAACTACAACGTAACTAAACAAGCTAACTGCAAAATCTTTATTGATAAGGTGCAAATATTCAAAGGCACTTTACGAATATTGGAAATAGTTATCGACAAAGAAACTATCGAATACCAGTGCAGTGTGTTTGGTGAGCTTGGCGGTTTTATTAATCAGTTAGGTAATAAGCGTTTAGAAGATTTAGATTTTAGCGCATACGACCATACTTATAGCGTGGCTAATATTAGTTCAAGTTGGGATAACCCAGGCGGTAGTGGTTATTACTATCCGCTTATTGATTACGGGAATGTTAGCACGGGTGCAGGTGCAGGTGGCTTAGGTGGTTACGGAGTAGCTAAAAAGGACTTTCAGTATACAACATTCAGACCTGCTTTGTACGTTAAGGAGTATATACAAAAGATATTTGAAGGTACGGACTATACATTTGATTGTTCGTTCTTTGATACACCTTTATTTAAAAGGCTTATCATACCTAACAACCAGACAAACATAACTGCGTTAAATAATACGAGTATGAGCGCAACTGCTATTAATAGAGATATGCTATTAACAAGCGACCCTTACGTTCAATATACTTTAGTGACTGCTGGTAGCTTTACACTTGACGGAACGAATACTTTGTTTACTTATAGCGGTGCAACGCTTACAACTAATATACAAATAACCTTAACAGGATTTGTAAATTACTTTGACGCAGCACAACCTACATACACTGTAATACTTAGAAAAAACGGGGTGCAGATTGGCTCACAAGATTTCGACGCAAGTGTTACAAGAATGCTTAACTGCAACTTTACTGCCACTGGTGTGACGTTTAATGCAACTGACACTATGCAAGTAGAAATACTTGGTACGTTGATGAGCATTGAAATATTTACAGGTAACGTAGGAGTAACTACAAGCACACCTACACAAGTACAAATTAACTTAGGTGAAACTATTAAGGTAAGTCAAACAATACCAAAAGGTATATTTCAAAGGGACTTTTTTTTAAGCATTGTAAAGATGTTTAACCTTTACGTTTATGAGAATAAGTTTAACGACAAAGAACTTGTTATTAGTCCGTATGTGGTTTTTTATCCTGAGAAGTCAGATAGCGCAGAAGATTGGACTAACAAAATAGACAGGGCAAAGCCTATCAGTATTAAGCCAATGAGTGAAGTGAATGCTCGATACTATAACTACAAGTTTAAGCAAGACAACGACTTCTATAACGAAAACTATCGCAAGAAGTACACCGAAGGTTATGGCGATTTTATCTACGATACTGAGTTTGATTTCGTGAAGGAGACAGACGTTTTAGAAGTTATATTTGCTGCTTCTGTATTATACCAAGCAACAGGACAAGACAAAGTGTTCCCTGCTATCTATAAGAAGTCAAATACAAATAGTGCCGAGGATAGAATGGATAGTATTATACGCATAATGCAAACCAAAAAGATTACAGGTGTTGCAAGTTGGAATATAATGAATACAAGTACTGTCTTAGGTAGTTATACAAGCTATGGTTACGCAGGTCATTTAAACGACCCTAATAACTCTACAAGCGATATTAACTTTGGTGCGCCTAAAGAAATACAATTTAGCCCTGCTAACTTTACGGAGTTTAATGTATTTAATGATTTCCATAGCCCGTACCTTGCAGAGATAACAAACAAAGATAGTAAGCTATTAAGCTGCTTTGGTTTACTTGATATAGTAGACATATTCAATTTAGATTTCAGCAAGTATGTATATATAGACGGGGTATTGTTTAGGCTTAACAAAGTCGAAAACTTTAACCCAATGGAATATAATACAACTAAGCTATCGTTTTTAAAAGTAATTAACACAAAATATCCAGTAATATAATGGCAGAAAAACTTACGTTTGATATACAAGTCGGGGGAAACCAAGACCAAGCTTTAGGCTCTTTAAAAGCGCAGCTTAAAGAAGCTACTTTAGAAGTACAAAGATTGTCTGAAAAGTTTGGAGAAACTTCAGAACAAGCAGTTAAAGCAGCAGAAAGAGCATCAGAACTTAAAGACCAAATAGGATTTTCAAGTAGCTTAATTGATGCGTTTAATCCAGATGCTAAATTTAAATCTTTAACTTCTTCTCTTGCAGGTGTAGCAAGTGGATTTGCTGCGGTGCAAGGTGCTATTGGATTATTCGGTGTAGAATCAGAAGCAGTAGAAAAGACATTATTAAAGGTGCAATCTGCAATGGCTTTATCTGAAAGTTTGCAAAATATTGGGGAGAGCATAGATAGCTTTAAACAATTAGGAACAGTTGTTAAAAATTCAACTGTCTTTCAGGCTGCTTATAACTTTGTTATGGGGCAAAAGGTTGCTATACAAACACAAGATACGGCAACCACAATAGCGTCAACTGTAGCAACTAAAGCACAAGCGGCTGCAACTAATACGGCAACTGTAGCAACAACGGCATCAAGTGTAGCAATGAAAGTATTGCGTGGGGCTATACTTGCAACGGGAATAGGTGCTTTAGTAATTGCGCTTATAGCAGTAGTTCAAAACTTTGGTAAAATAAAAGCTGCAATACTTAACGCAGTTCCAAGTCTTGGGAAGTTTGCTTCTACTGTTGGTAATGTTATAAACTCTTTTACTGATTTAATTGGTGTAACAAATGCAGCTTCAAGAGCAGAACAACAAAGACAAGCAATCTTTGCAAAGTCGTCTGCTAATACTAAAATAGTTAATGAAGGCATTGAAAGGCAAATTAAATTAATACAAGCACAAGGAGCAGAACAAGGTAAAATTGATGCACTTAGAAAGCAACAAATTAATAATGAATTAAATGACCTTAAAAAATTAGCTGATACCAAAGGAGTTATAAGAGGCGAAGAAGCTAAGAAATATAAAGACCTTAAAAATGATTTGGCTGTAATTGATGCAACTGCTGAAACTGCAAGAAGAGAAGAAGCAAAAAGGGCAGCAGAAAAAAATGCTTCGGCTGCAAATAAGTATGGAGAAGATGCAAAGAAAAAAGCAGAGGCAGATGCAAAGGAAAGATTAGAAGCGCAAAAAGAAGCGTTATTAAAACTAAGTGAATTAAATAATGCAATATTTTTATCTACTTTTAAAAACGAAAACGATAAGAAAAAAGCAGAACTTGAAATTGCTTTTAATAAAGAACGGGAAGAAATTTTAGCTAATACCAAGCTAACAGAAGAAACAAAAAATCAATTAATAGTTTCATTAAGAACTAAACTAAATACAGATTTAGATGCTATTAATCAAGCCGAAAAAGATAAGAAAGCAGCAGAAGATGCTAAAATGCTTGAAGAGGCTGCGGCTCAAATGGCTAAAGAAGATGATTTAGAATTTACTAATTTACAAAAAAAGTTTGCTAAAACACAAGACGACGAAAAGAAACAAGCAGCAAAAGACCTTGCTGACATAGATAAAAAGATTGCAAAAAATACTACTGACTTAGAATTAGAAAGGAGTTTATTAGACGAAAAGCAAATAGCAGTTGAAGAAGCTTATGCCAGTAGTTTAATAACAGAAGAACAATACAATTCAGCATTAGAGGCAAATGCAAAAGCAAGGGCTGACATAGATAAGCTAGAAGCCGAAGCAAAAGTTAAAAACGCAGAAGTTGCTTCGCAGTTATTAGGTACTATTTCTGATTTAGTTGGTAAGAACACCGCAGCAGGTAAAGCGGCTGCTATTGCTTCTACAACAATAGACACTTATTTAAGCGCACAAAAAGCATATGCTTCACAGTTAATTCCGGGTGACCCTTCTTCTCCTATTAGAGCGGCTATTGCTGCAGGTATTGCTATTGTCGGTGGTATTAAAAACGTTAAATCAATATTAGCAGTTCAAACACCAAATGGCGGTGGCGGTGGGTCTGCTAATATATCTGCCCCAAGTTTATCTGGCGCACCAATAGCACCTGCGCAACCACAAGCAGCAACTACTAATATTAGTGCACAATCTATTAATGCTTTAGGAAGTCAAACATCACGAGCCTATGTAATTGAGAGCGATGTAACAAGTAGCCAACAACGTATGGCAGCTATTCAGCAACGTGCAAGATTTGGTTAAATGATAACAATTTAAAAAACTTAATATTTAGAATTATGGACTTACCTGTTTACTTATTAGACATTAGCGAGGATATGAATGACGATGCCGAGGTTGATTATGTGGCACTCGTAGACAAACCTGCTATTCAAAAGAATTGGAATGCCTTTAAAAACGAACAACGCTTTGAAGTGGTTAGCGAAGACAAGCGTATTATTTCTGGACCTCTTATGCTTGCTGACGTACCTATTTTTAGGAGCGATGCTACTTATGGCGATTACTATGTGGTGTTCTCTAAAGATACTATTTTTAAGATTGCGCAAAAGTTTTTCAAAAGAGGCTACCAATCAAACGTAAACTTGATGCACTCACCTAACGCACAAGTAGAAGGTGTTACAATGTTTGAGAGTTTTATAACAGACGAAAGCAGAGGCATACTACCAATGAAAGGCTTTGAAGATGCACCAGACGGAAGCTGGTTCGGTAGCTTTAAAGTAGACAACGAAGGGGTTTGGAACGATGTTAAAGAGGGTAAATTTAAAGGATTTAGCGTAGAGGGTTTGTTTACTTACAAGACAAAACCTACAAAGGAGCAAGAACTTATGAATGCAATAAAGGAAATATTGCAGAGGGTTAAATGATAAACAAAATCTTTTATTAATATTTAAACAAAAAGAATGATGAACGCAAAAGATGCAATTATGCAAATTAGGGCTTTGTTCGAAGATATGCCACCAGTAGAAGTTCCTGCTCCTATTGAAGAGGCTATCAATGACGAAGTACCTGTTACATTCGCAGAGTATAGCCTTATGGATGGTACTAAGGTTATGATTAGCGAAATGGCTATCGGTGGCGAAGTTACCTTAGCAGACGGAACACCTGCACCAATGGGCGAACACCAATTGGCAGATGGAACTAAAATCGTTTTAGACGAAGCTTCTAAAATCTTATCTATTGAAACTCCAGAGGCTGAGGCTAAAGAAGCTGAAGAAGTACCTGCGGAAATGGGTAATAAGATTGACGAAAAGATGGCAGACGAAATTGCTGCTTTAGTTTCTCAAAACGAAAATCTAAAAACACAAGTAGCACAATTAGAGGCAAAAGTTAAGAATGGCTTTAGTCAAGTAGCTGAACTTATAGAAGCACTTACTAAAACTCCTAACGCTGAACCTATTGCGCAACCAAGAAACAACTTTGGTTCTAACGTAACTACACACAATATGAAGTACGATAGAATTGAGAAATTTAGAAACGCTTTATTAAACAAATAAAAATAAAATAAAATGGGATTTGATGTATCTGCTTTAGCGAACTATACAAAAGAAAACGAAGCTCTATTAGTAACTTCGTCTGTATTAGGTTCAAAAACTGCGTCTCTTATTAAGAGCGCTGGCAATGTGATGGTGGGAGTTAAGAGTTCTGAGAAGATAAATATTTTAAGCACAGACGCTATCTTCCAAGATGGTGCTTCTTGTGGCTTTAATGCTTCTGGTTCTACTACCTTTACTCAACGTACTGTAACTCCTGGTAAAATTAAAGTAAACGAAGCTTTGTGTCCTAAAGACCTTGAAGCTAAGTATTTACAAAAGGCTTTACCTACTGGTTCTATGTATGACAGTATTCCTTTTGAGCAAGAGTATTCTGAAAAGAAAGCTAAGACAATTGCTGCTCAATTAGAAACTGCGTTATGGACTGGCGACACTTCAAGTGTGAATGTTAACCTTAACCGCTTCGACGGGCTTGTAAAATTAATCGGCGCTGCTTCAGGTGTTGTTGCTGCTAACGCTTCAACTTATATCTCTGGCGCTCCTTTAAGTTCTATTACTTCTGCTAACGTAATCTCTATCTTTGATGGTGTTTACCAAGCTATCCCTGCACAAGTTGTAGCAGCTGACGATATGACTATCTTCTGTGGTCAAGATTTATTCCGTACTTACACAATCGCTCTTAAAAATAGCGGTAGCTTCAATTACTCTATTGATGTTAAAGCTGATAGCGAATTCGTATTACCGGGTACTACAATTAAAGTTGTAGCAGTTGCAGGACTTAACGGAACTAATAAAGTTTACGCTATGCGTTTAAGCAATATGTTCTTAGGAACTGACTTACTTAACGAAGAAGAAAAGTTTGAAATTTTCTATGCTAAAGAAGCTGACCAAGTACGTTTCGTATCTGAGTTCAAAATGGGTGTAAACATTGCCTTCCCTGACGAAGTAGTGAAGTTTATCCTTGCATAATTTATAGGGTAGGTTGAAATACACCTACCCAATTTTTTCAAACTAATAATATTATAAAAATGGCTTGTGCTTTAACTCAAAATTATACCTTAGATTGTAAAGACAGTTTAGGCGGTATAACCGAAGTTTATTTTGCAGCAGCAGCAGACGTTACCTCTACAACCGAAGCAAGTGGTGTTATCACCGCACTTGTTAAGGCGACAGGTAAAAAGTTCTACAAGTACGAACTTGTTAAGGGTACTTCTCAATTAGTTGAGAACGTAAACGCAAACGTACAAAATGGTACTATCTTCTATGCTCCAGAATTAACTGTTGTATTAAACAAATTACAAGCGAACACAAGAAACGAAATCTTGTTGTTGGCTCAGAACACTTTAGTAGCAGTTGCCAAAGATAACAATGGCAAATATTGGTACTTAGGTAAAACAAGAGGCTTAGACCTTACAGGCGGTAACGCAGGTACAGGAACTGCCGAAGGTGATAGAAGTGGTTACACTTTAACCTTCACAGGTGCGGAAGCTGCCCTTGCTCCAGAGGTTAACTCTGTTGTAGCAGCAGCACTTACAACCGCAGGTTCTTAGGTTGTTTTGGTTTTGTATATAGATGCCCCTGCCTTTAATTAGGTGGGGGTTTTTTATTTTGCAAAGTTTTGCCTCTTAGTATATTTATAGTTGATGTTACAATTAACTAAAGGGCAGACCCAAAATATCATTTTGACGCTAACTGAAAAGCAGACGCTTACCAATCCTAACTATTTATTTGTGTTCGAGAATAGAAGTACAAATACAGACGTTAAGTTTGTTAAGCTAAATAATACGGATATAAGCGCATACAAGGAGCGTTACAACGAGTTCACTATTGTAGTGAATAGTTACTTTAATACAAGTTTAAACGGGCAATATACATACTCAGTTTACGAACAGGCAAGTACATCAAACCTAAACCCAACAGGCTTAAACCTGCTTGAAACGGGCATAATGGAACTTGCAGGTACAACTATATCATTTACAGAATACGAAACAACAAGCACATTCACAATTAGACAATAATGGAAATACAAGTATTGACATTTGCGGAAGCAAAGCAACCGGAATATAAAGAGAAAAAAGGCGAAGGGTATATGCAGTATGGTCAAAACAATGACTATCCGCAATACCTATTAGACCTTTTTAACAAGTCAGCCAAGCACAATGCTATCGTAAGAGGCAAAGTAAACTATATTGTTGGTAATGGTTGGGAAGGCGAACAGCCTATTGTTAAGCAAGTTAATAGAGAGGAAACTTTAAACGACCTTACTAAAAAGGTTGCTTTAGATTTAGAACTATTTGGCGGTGCTTATATCCAAGTTATTTGGGGTGTGCTTGGCGAAACTATTGCTGAGTTGTGGCATTGTGATTATACAAAGATTAGAACTAACAAAGACAACACGCAGTTTTGGTATAAAGAAGATTGGAAAGCTACACGCAACCAAGAAAAGGCTGAAGTTTATAGTGCGTTTAACCCTAAAAACCCAACTGGTGTACAGATACTTTATGTAAAAGAGTACAGACCGGGAATGAATGTTTATAGCTTACCGGGTTATTTCGGTGCGCTTAACTACATCGAAAGTGATGTTGAAGTTTCTAAACACGTTTTAGGTAATGCTCAAACAGGGTTTTCTGCAAGTAAACTTATTACTTTACCAAACGGAGAGCCAAGCCCTGACGAGAAAAGAGCAGTAAGCAGACAGTTCGACAATATGTACACGGGTGCAGACGGCAAGAAGTATTTACTTGCTTTTGTAAACGATGCAACTCGTAAACCTATTGTAGACGATTTAGGTGCAAGTGATTTAACTAAAGAGGACTTTGGACGTGTAGACGAACTTATACAAACCAATATTTTCAGTGGACATCAAATTACTGCTGCAGATTTATTTGGCATTTCAACACCGGGACAATTAGGAAGTCGCCAACAATTGCGTGACGCTTATGAAATCTTTAATAACACTTATATCCGTTACAAGCAAATGCAACTTGAAGGTGTGTTTAATATGCTTGGCGGTTATGCAGGTGTTACTGAAGAATTAAAGATTATACCTACTGACCCAATCGGTATTGAGTTTACTGAGAACGTTCTTATTCAAAATATGTCTAAAGACGAGATTAGAGAAATGCTTAACTTACCTGCTTTAGAAGTAGATGCAAGTAACGAAGCGCAAAGAGTTACAGATGGTATCGCTGCATTAAGTCCATTGGTTGCTAACAAGGTGTTAGAGTCAATGACTAAGAATGAAATTAGAGCCTTAGTTGCTTTGAAGCCTACAATAGATGGAGATGTTATTGCTTCACCTGTAACAACACAAGAACCAATGTCAGCCGAGACAAGTGTTAACGAACACATTAAAGGTTTAAAGGGTAGAGAGTGGCAGAATATGCAGCGCATCATTAGAGACTTTAACAAAGGTAAGATTACCAGAGAACAAGCTTCTTCAATGCTAAAAGGCGGATATGCCTTAAGTGACGAAGAAGTTACAACTTGGTTAGGTTCTGAAGAGTTAGAATTTAGTGAGCAAGATTTTCAAGTATTCTTTGAGTTTGGAGAAGATAGACAAGCCTACGAAGTTATTAAAAGCAAAACAAGATTTAGTGACGATGCTGACTTTGAAATGTTTGCAGACGTAACACAATTACAAAGCAATATCTTGGACTTGATTGTTAAGGATAAGCGCATTACTCCTGAAGTAATTGCTGACACTTTAAAAGAAGACATCGGAGCGGTTAAGCGTATTATTGATGACTTAATCGAGAAGGGGTTTATTAAAACAAAAGAGATTAAGCAAGGTAAAGGAATTGATAGTAACATTATAATCGAGAGAGAATTAACTGCACCTATTGGTAAAATTGTTGAAGCTATCAAGCCACAAACAACGCAGATTTTAATTCGTTACACATACGAATGGATACCAAGTTTAAATAGAAGCGGAGAACCTGAAGACAATCCTTTAATTACTACAAGCAGACCTTTTTGTAAATACTTATTAGAAGCTAACAAGTTTTATACTCGTAGCGATATTGAAAGTATGAGTGCAAGGCTTGGCTATTCTGTATGGGATAGACGAGGCGGTTGGTGGAATGACAATGGTAAGATTTCAGAAAGTTGTCGTCACAGATGGGTATCAAATATCGTGAAGAGAAAATAAATAAATAAAGATGAGTTTAAACACATTATTCATATCGGTACAAAATATCAAAGACCGCTCTGGCTTACACGCTAACGTAGACGAGAAACTTGTCTTGCCTGAAATTAAAACGGCACAAGATATGTTTATATTACCTGCACTTGGTAGCGCATTATATCTTCGTTTACAAACAGGCATTACTGCTAATAACTTAAACGCAGACGAAGTAACTTTGTTAGATAACTACATTGCAGATACTTTAGTACACTATGTATTGAGTGAGTTGCCAATGGGTTTGTCTTATCAGTTTTACAACAAAGGACTATTAAGGAAGGGCGGTGAGAATACCGAAAACCCTTCAATGCAAGATATGATTGACGTGGCTAATAGATACAAGGCCCGTGCGGAGTTCTACAAGCAAAGAATGATTAAATACCTAAAAGAATATTCTACAACTTACCCTGAGTACTTGAATCCCGGAAGCGGCATTGATGCAATACACCCTGAGAATGATGCTTACACAACGAGCATTTGGCTTGGTGATTTCGATTGTTGCGCAGGTAAAAGCTTCGAGGAACTATATCAAGGGAATAGAGGTTGTAGTGATTGCTAATTATGAGTAAAGTAACAACAATTAAAAACCAAAATAAACTTCGTGTTTATTTAGAAAAAATTAAGAATGAGCCTGAGCCTAAACCAAATAACAAAGCAAATAACGACACTCGGAAACGACCACGAACAAATTAACTTTGTTTACTTTGGCGATGTGTGGGAGCGTCTAAGCAACGGAGAGGTAACTTACCCTGCTATGTTCTACACGCTAACGGGTGCGACTATAAACGCTAAAAATATTACTTATAATTTTAGCCTTTATTTTATGGACAGAATGTTAATGGAAGAAACCAACGAAACCGAAGTGCTTAGTGATATGACTTTAGTAGGTCAAGATATTGTAGCGCAGCTTCGTTACCCTAAAGCGATTTGGGATATTGGCGATACTGCTCCTTTGACTTACTTTACTGAGAGCGACCCTGACTATCTTGCAGGTGTTAAGATAGATATTACAATGGAATTACCTTACTTAAACGATAGATGCCAAGTGCCATCAATATACCAATTTTAAGATGATAGGAAAAAAGATTAATCAATTAGCAACCGAGTTAGCACCTGTAAGTACCGATTTAACTATTATAGGCGACCCAGTTAGTGGAGTAAGTAAGAAGATTACACTTGCGCAATTAGGGGCGATATTTAGCGGTGCAGTTAGCTTTTATGATGACTTAGCTTCGTTCCCTGCAACGGGCGATATTAACGTTATCTATTGCGCTAAAGACACAAAGAAACTTTACTTGTGGAGTGGCAGTGCTTATGTAGAAGTATTCCCGTCTCAAGCGTTATTAGATACCTATCAGCTTAGAAGCGAAAAGGGTAACGCTAATGGATATGCTTCACTTGATAGTAGCGGTAAAGTTCCTATCAGTCAGCTACCGAGTTCTATTATGGAATACAAGGGAACTTGGAGTGCATCTACTAACACCCCTACTCTTGCGAATGGTACAGGCGATACCGGTGATGTATATATTTGCAATAGTCCCGGTAGTGTAAACTTTGGAGCGGGTGCGATTACTTTTGCGATTGGTGATTATGTTATTTATAGCGGTACTATCTGGCAGCGTTCAAGCGGTGCGGTAGGTACTGTAACAAGTGTAGCTGCTTCTATTACGGGTGATGCGATTGGCATAACTGGAAGTCCGGTAACAACAAGCGGAACTTTAGCTTTTGCTTTTGGCGGTAATAGTACTCAGTACATTAACGGAGCAGGTAACTTAATTACGTTCCCTTCTATTATTAGCCAAGCTGCTAACTTAGTTACTGAGGTATATAATAAGACAGGTGCGACTTTAACAAAAGGAACAATTGTTTATATCAATGGCGGTCAAGGAAACTTACCAACAATTACTAAGGCTATTGCAACGGGTGATAGTACAAGCGCACAAACATTTGGTATTGTTCAAGCGGACATTACTAACAACAATAATGGATATGTAGTTATTGCAGGTCGTTTAAGCGATTTAGATACACAAGCTTACACTGAGGGGACTCAACTTTATTTGAGTTCTACAACGGCAGGTACTTGGACTTCTACAAAACAATACGCACCTGCTCACTTAGTTTATGTTGGTATCGTAGTAAGAGCGCACCCGACACAAGGGGTTGTAGAGGTTAAGATACAAAACGGATATGAGTTAGACGAGCTTCATAACGTAGCAGCGCAAACACCTTCAAACAACGATGGGTTATTTTATGAGAGTTCAACAGACCTTTGGAAAAATAAAAGCATAGCTACTATTTTAGGCTACACACCACAAACGCAGTTAAACGGGACGGGCTTCGTAAAAGCATCGGGTACAACTATCACTTATGATAATAGCACTTATGTAACTACTGACACGTTCCAAAATATCAGTGCAAGTAAAACATTTGCAGTAGGCTTTAATATTGCGTCTGCAGGTGGAACAAACCAAATAAGTGTTTTTGCAAATACGAATAGTTTATTTAGCGGTTCTGGTGGCTCTAATGTTTTTGGTTTTAACTCAGCTAACAATATTTATTTTGGTAAAGGGTTAGACAATGGCGGTGTACTTAGTTGGAACAATTCAGCCGTGAGATATTACACTTTGCCAGATGCAACGGGAACGATTGCTTTAGTAGGTGGCTCAGGTGTGGGAACTGTAACAAGTGTAGGTTTATCTGCACCAACAGGTTTTAGCGTATCTGGTAGCCCCGTTACTTCAAGCGGTACTTTAGCACTAAGCTTCGCAAGTGGTTATAGCTTACCAACTGACACAAAGCAAAGCAATTGGGATACTGCTTATAATTCAAGGATAGTAAGTGTTGTAGCTCCTTTGACTTTTTCGCTTAACACTTTAGGAATAACACAAGCAACGGGAAGTTCAAACGGATATTTAAGCAGCACCGATTGGACTACGTTTAACAACAAGCAAAGTGCTTTAACCAATCCAGTAACGGGAACAGGTACTACAAACTACCTACCTAAGTTTACAGGTGCAAGTACAATAGGGGATAGTTCTATTAGTGATGTTGCATCTAGTCCTTTATCAATAGTAAAAAATGCTTCTTCTAGTACTTCTAATTTAATTTTTATTAGTCCTACAACAGGAACTAATGCTTCTATTTTAAATTTAGATAATGCAGGAGCAGGTAGCTTTTATATAGGCAGACAAAATAGTGCAGGTGCTAGTGTTTTATTAAGTGGTCTTGGTGCTTATGCAAGTGTAGTAGGACATACAGGTTCTCAAACTTTACATTTAGTAACTAATGCTTTAAGCAGAGTACAAATAGACGCTTCAGGCAATTTAGGTTTAGGAGTAACACCAAGTGCGTGGAATAGTGATTATGTAGCATTGCAATTTGGTGCAAAAGGATTACTATATGGTAGAAGTGGTGGAGAAGTTGCATTTGGTACAAACTGGTATCGTAGTAGTGGTGGTTCATTTTTATATGCAACAAATGGGTTTGCATCATATCAAGCACAAGCAGATGGTGTACATTATTGGTTTCAAGCCCCTTCAGGAACGGCAGGTAACGCTATATCCTTTACCCAAGCAATGACGTTAGATGCAAGTGGTAGATTGGGGATTGGTGTAACAAGTCCGACTGCAATATTAGATATAAATGCAGGGGCTAATGCACCAATTATTAGATTAACAAGTTCGGCAGTAGGTCAAATACCTTTTAGTATTCGTGCAAATATTCCGGGATTTTCTAATGCAGGATTTTCAATTTATGATGAAACCGCTGCGGCAAATAGATTAGTTATTTCAAGCACAGGCTCAGTAGGTATAGGTACTACATCGCCAAGTTATATTATAGATGCATATTCAACTACTTTGGCAAGAATAAGAGTAACCGGTACTACAAATTTTGCTATTAGTCAGTGGCAAAATGATGGTGGGTATTTTTATCAAGGTATAGAAAACTCTACTAATACAGGTTTTGGTGCAGGAGCGTATGCAAGAGTTATGTGGAGTAGTGGAGCGTATCCTATTGTATTCGCAACTAATGACACCGAACGTTTCCGCATAACAAGTGGGGGGCAGATAGCAATGAATCAAAGCACAACCTATGGTGCTGAAACATTAGAAATTACAGGTCTTATATCGGGGAGTGCTCAATATGGAATTTTAATGAGTGGTAATCCTGCTTCTTATACAAACTATGCAATGAGATTTCATTATACAGGAGTTGCGGTAGTTGGTTCTATAACTTTTAATACAACTTCAACCGCCTACAATACATCTTCAGATTACCGATTAAAACAAGACCTTAAAGATTTCAGCGGACTTGATTTAGTTAGTAAGTTAAAAGCATACGACTACGAATGGAAGGCAGATAAAACCCGTTCTTATGGTGTTATTGCTCACGAGTTACAATCAGTAATTAACTACGCAGTAACCGGAGTAAAAGACGGAAAAGAAATGCAGGGAGTAGATTATAGCAAAATAGTACCTGTACTTATTAAAGCAATTCAAGAATTAAACGATAAAATAAAATAATATGACAACTTTTAAATGGGTAGTATCGCAAATGGACACCGCTCCAAGCGAAGATGGTTTGACCGACGTGGTTAAGGTAGTGCATTGGCGTTATCAAGCAGAGCAAGTAGACGGAGACAAAACTTACAACGCTGAGGTTTACGGAGCGATGTCTTGCGCTACACCTTCGGACACGGACTTTACTGCTTATGACGATTTAACTTTCGACCAAGTATGCGAGTGGTTAGTAGCAGGAAACAACGTAGATGCTATGGAGTCAAACTTAGATACTCAAATCGAGAACCTTAAGAACCCACCCATTGTAAATTTACCTTTGCCGTGGAATAAATAAAATCTATATATCTTTACAAAAAAAAAACAATATGAAGTACAAACAACTATTACAATTAGCAACAACATTAAAGTATGTTATTGGAAGTCAGGAAACAAAAGTTCAAAAAAAGCTATTCAAAGTTCAAGAAAAAATAGCTAAGTATCTTGATGAGTACAATAAGCAAGTTGAGGAATTAAGATTAGATAACGCTTCGGTAGACGAAAAAGGTATTTTATTACTTAATGAAAAAAGTGATTACAAGTTCTCAAAAGAAGGTATTAAGAAGCTTACAAAAGATATTGAAGCCTTAAATGATAAAGAATTTGATTTTCAAATAATTAACGTAGTCAATCCACAAGGCTTGGAAAATTTTACATTCTTACAAGATTGGGTAACTGGCGTAGAATTTAACAAACAAGAAGAAGAAGAACTATAATGGCAAATAACCACCAAGCAGACCAATCAACAATCGTATCTTTAGTTAGTGCTACAATTAGCATTACAAATATTCAACCGCTATTCACATTGATTGCAAGTTTGGTGGCTATCGTTTCAGGTCTTATGGCTATTCGATACTATTACAAAATGACCAAAAAGCTTAAATGAGATTAATACTTTTAGCCTTATTACTTACTTCTTGCGCTTCAGTTAAGAAGTTTGAAAAGCGTTATGATAGCACGGGGACAACTAAGATTGACTCCGTGCATCTTACTTTTTATGATAGCGTTACTAAGATTATAGAGAAGGAGCAAGTATTTACAAAAGAGGTTACTATCTATGACACAATACGGATAGCAAAGGATAGTATTATAGTAGTTCCCAAAATCGTAACTAAGTGGATATACGAGACACGCGAGAAGGAGAACAATAATAGCCTTATTAAAAAAGACACAATAGCGTTAAATCGCACAGAAACGGCTCAAATTTCGATGGTAGATAAAAATAAGGTAACCACACAGAATAACTTTTGGAAGGCTCTAATCGGTCTTATAATAGCGATTATATTAATTTTAGCATATTGGAATAAGTTATGGAAGTAAACAAAGCAGGTAGGGACTTAATAAAGCACTTCGAAGGGTGCAAGTTAAAAGCGTACAAATGCCCGGCAGGTGTATGGACTATCGGCTATGGCAATACTTTTTACGAAGACGGAAGCAAAGTAAAGGAAGGCGATGTGATTACTCAGCAAAGAGCGAATGATTTATTTGACACAATCATTGACGATTTTGCGAGAATGACAGATGCTCTTGTAAAATCAAATGTAAGCGAAAACAATTTTTCTGCATTAGTTTCGTTTACTTTCAATGTAGGGACTGGTAACTTAAAGAAAAGCACTTTACTAAAAAAGGTAAATGCTGACCCTAAAGACCCTTCTATTCCTGCTGAGTTTAAAAAATGGACGAGAGCAAATGGTGTTGTGCTTAAAGGGTTAGTGAGGCGGAGAGAGGCTGAAGCTAAACTATATGAGCAACTTTAGAACTATATTAGTTAATTTATTATCGGACGAAAGCAACAGTATTAGCCATAAAAGAGTAGTGGCTATGCTTGGCAGCATTTGTCTTTTTATATCCCTGTTCTTAAACATAATCTTAAAAATTAACCCAAGCGATAAGTTAGTAGATGCCGTCTTGTATCTTACGCTATTTGCTATGGGTTACACCACAATAGATAAATTCAGCAAAAAATAATTGTTGAATAAAAAAAGTTTGGTATCTTTGAGAAAATCAAAGATTATGATAAAAACGTTTAAGATGCCTAAGTATTATGAAGTAAGCATAAACTTAGAAACAGGAGAAGTAAAAGTGTTTAGTAACTCCAAACACGCTAAAGGTAGAGAGTTGTCAATAAATAAAAGCGAAAGCGGATATTTAAGAGTGAAAATGAATAATAAAAGTTATCAAATTCATTCGTTAGTAGCTAAGTTTATTTTAGGAGAAAGACCAAAAGATTATGTAGTTAATCACAAAGACGGAGTAAAAACAAATAATAGACCGAGCAATTTAGAGTATGTTACAGTAGCAGAAAATATAAGACATTCAATAGAAACAGGATTGCATATTTGTAACACACCAGAATTGATGGGCGGATATAAAGACGGGAGATGTAAAGACAAGGTAAAGTATAAACACGATTGGTATATACAAAATAAACAACGCATCTTGGAAAAGGTGAAAAAAAGATACTATGACAAAAAACAACTTGCTCAAATCTAAACGTAAACGCCTCTATTTCGACGTGGAAGTCAGCCCAAATCTCGGTTTCTTTTGGACTGCCGGTTTTAAATTAAACATCTCTACCGAAAGTATTATCAAAGAACGTGCTATCATTTGTATTTGTTACAAGTGGGAAGACGAAAAAGAAGTTTATCACTTACAATGGGACGCAAAGCAAAACGACAAAAAGATGCTTCAAAGTTTTATTGAAGTAGCAAACACGGCATCGGAGTTAGTAGGACACAATGGCGATAAGTTCGACCTTGCTTGGATAAGAACCAGGTGTTTATTTCACAAGATAGAGATGTTCCCTTCTTACGTTACTATCGACACGCTAAAGGTAGCAAGGCAAAAGTTTAGATTTAATAGCAACAAGCTTAACTACATAGCTGACTACTTAGGCATCGGCACTAAGATTAAAACCGAGTATAGTTTATGGAAAGACATTGTCTTACATAAGGACAAAGTAGCTATGGCTAAGATGATTAAGTATTGCCAAAAAGATGTTGTGTTATTAGAGCAGGTATTTAACGCACTTAAAAATCACATAGAACCTAAAACACATTACGGGGTTATATTCGGTCAAGACCGAGGCTCTTGCCCTGAATGTGGAAGCGATGACTTAGTTATACAAATGAGGCGCACAACTGCAACAGGAGTAAAGAAAATATTATACAAGTGCAAAACTTGTTTTAAGATACATAGCAAAACCGACAAATAAATGGACAGTAAAATACTTAGCTTAGTAATTGAAGATATGCGTAGGCGTGAACTTGTAGGCAAATCTAAATACGGAACTACAATGGATAGGAATGATTTAAGCACAGGGCAATGGATAACGCATTTAAAAGAGGAACTGCAAGATGCAATACTTTATTTAACTAAACTTGAACAGATACACAATGCGCCTCAAAAAGATATTTAGCTTCGGCAATATTTTAGACCGAGAAACCTACGAGCAATTAAGGGAATTAGATTACACCAACCCAAACTTTAAGGGTTGCGCTGACGAGTTCCAGTTCAATCGGGAATGGTGGGTTATGCTTGACGAAGGCGAGATAGTTGCTTATTGTGGTTCTATTTACTCTAAAGGCATCTGCATATTTAATCGAGCGTGGGTTAAGAAATCACATAGAGGGCAAGGCATACAAAGACGAATGATTAAGACCAGGCTAAAGGCAGCATCTACTTTTTGCCATATAGCTATTACATACACAACCTTAGACAACTTCCCTTCAGCTAATAACCTTATCTCGTGTGGGTTTAGGCTTTACTTACCCGAATATTCTTACGGGGGACACGATAAACTTTACTTTCAAAAGCTTTTATAGGTAGTATTTTTAGTACTTTTTGTACCTTCTGTTGTACAAAATGTGCTATAAACTGCACAATTTGATGTGCAAATGCAACATTGTTGCAAAAATAATTTTAAAATATTTTAATAGTTTTGCACTTTGTATTGTGTAATGTGTTATTTTTGTTGAAACAAAACACAAAATGACACATTTAACCACCTACCAAATGTTCCAATATCAGCGATACGGGAACATCTTAATCGACGGGAGCAGGAGTACATCAAACCCTTACGACCCTGCTCTACTACCTAAAAACTACGATTACGAAGATGACGATTACACCTTCACTCGTTGGGTAGAACACAATGCAGAACTTGAACTTTTAAAAAACGAATTATATGAAGATTGAATTTGTAAAAGAAACTAAGCCAGACGGCACAATATTCTACTACACTTTAGTAGATAACAAATACGATAGCGCAAGTATGTACTTGGAATACTCACAAGCTTACGAATACTTTGTAAGCCTAAAGAAAAGACAAGAACCGATTATCGAAATTTTAGAACACTATAACATAGACATACAAAACAAATAATATGAAAAAAATTATTTTAACTTGGGCAGGTCTTATGTGTATATGTTATTTATTAATAGCTTTTACATTATGGCAGTTCAATCCTGCAATGTGGGAAAAAGTAGAAAGAGGTTTATTATCCGTTATTGGAACATTATTTAGTGGAGTATTAACGGTAATATATTATGATTTTAAAAACTAAACAAAACCAGAAACAAATGAGCCTAATTAAAATTCAACAGGAATTAAAAGCACCTAAAAACCAATTCAATGCTTTTGCTAAATACAAGTACCGAAGTGCAGAAGATATTATAGAAGCTGCAAAGCCTATCTGCCATAAATACGGCTATGCTTTAATGTTAAGCGACGAAGTAATAGAAGTAGGCGGTCGGGTATATGTAAAGGCTACGGCGCACCTATTTAAAAATGAAGATGGAGATAGTGCAAGATGTTGCGGAATTGCCAGAGAAGATGAATTTCAAAAAGGAATGTCAGCTTCGCAGATTACCGGTGCAGCAAGTAGCTATGCTCGTAAATACGCACTTAACGGATTGTTCGCAATAGATGACACAAAAGATGCAGATGCTACTAATGAGCATAAAGACGAAGTAAGCGAAGGACAAAAAGCTTTCTTAATTGAGCAGTTAGATAAGACAAAGTTTACTCAGGAACAAAAGTATAAGGCTATTGAGAAAATCAAAGCTATCAAGACCTTAGACGAATTTAACAAGATTAAAGAAACAATTAAAAAAAGTTAATGAAAACAGCAATGCAAGAATTAATTGAGTATTTAGAAAATACTTATTATGTTAAAGAAATACTTGATTGGGAAGATATTAAGAAAAATATACTTGAAAAAGAAAAAGAGCAGATAATAGCTGCTCATTTATATGGTATGGATAAATTTGCAACTGCTTTAAATGAATTTGTCAATATTAAAAACACAATTTTACAAATACAAAAAATAAAAATTGGTATTGAAAAACATGATAATGGAGAAGAATACTACAACCAAACCTATAACCAAAAAGAAAGCTAATGAGGGAACTATTACCATTTGAAAGGCAGATGCTCCTGGCAGAAGTTTACCACTATGCTTGGTATAACGAAGAAGCATACGAGGACTTATTAGCCTTTATTAAAAAGTATGAAAACAAATTAGACAAACCTGTATTTTTTAACCCAATCAATAACAATGACACAGAAACAACAAATCTTGAAACATTTGCTTTCGGGCAAAACATTGACACCAATTCAGGCTCTAACGAAGTACAATAGCCTAAGATTAGCAGCCGTAGTATTTGAATTAAAACGCAAAGGCTACAAAGTACGAACGGAATTAATTAACGTAGGTACGAAAAAACAAAATAAATTAGTAGCTCAATATTCAATTAAAAAGTAATGAAATATTTAAAATTGGAAGCAATAATTAAAATAGATGAAAATTTATATTCTTTATCTACTAAAGAAGATATTAAATTTTTTGTTGAAACATTAAATGATAAAGATAATACTACTTTACAATTATGGAGCAATGATATAGGAGATGAAATATGTAGTACAAATGAATTTAAATGGATTATTTTAAGTGAATTAATAAACAATAAAAACATATAAAATGAAAGAAGAATTAAAAAATGAAGACGAAAGATTTAATAAATTAAAAGAAGCATCAATACCCTTAATTAAATATCTTTGTGAAAATCATCACCCACACATTACTGCAATAGTAACTGGAACAGGAATTGAAATAATGGAAGGTTTAATGTCTTTTCCAACTACTGAATATTTAATAGATTAAACAATTAAAAACAAATAAAAATGGAACAAAAAAAATGGAGTACTGGCGGTTGGAAAAAGCAGACCGCTAAAGGAGAAGTAATTAATTTTACAATTAATGATGTTAAATACTCAATGTGGGTAAACGCTTATAAGACAGAAGATAAGCAACCAGATTACAAGATTTATGTAAATGATTTCAAACCTAAAGAAGACACGGAAGGATTGCCGTTTTAATTATGCTAACGAGAAATAAAGATGTTTCAATAAGACAACTAAAGGAGTTATATTATGCCCAGCGTAATACCCACGTTAAATTGCACGAAATGATGTCGCAGTTAGGGTTGTTAGGCATAGAAGACAACGAGCCTTTAGGTGCGGATATAGGTGCGAGAAGCATCGTTAAATTAGTTGAGGAAGTATTTGAGTGCGATATATCAAGAAGGGATAGGTCTTTACGAACTACCTTTGGTCGCAAGGCTGCTGCTTATTTACTTAGAAGGTATACCAAATTGAACCTCAAAGAGATAAGCGCATACACTGGCACTAAAGACCATACTACCGCAATTCATAACATTAAACAAGCAAATAACCTAATTGACACGGAAGATTGGTTTAAAGACAAAATGAAAAGAATTTGTCAAAAAATTGAAATTATCGAAAATTAGTGTATATTTGCA